AGTTAACAAAAGTGCGGAACAGAGTTCCGCACTGAACGGGAAAGAAAACATAGGAGGAATCATGAGCTTGGGCTCAACGCCAATAGACCCAGATGACTTAGCAGATGAGATGAAGAAGGACAAGGAACGCAAGAAGCAGGAGCGCAAGGAGCAATCAGAGGCTCACTACCGCGACCGACAGCGTATCCGTTCTAGTCGCGCTGTGGTTGACTGGTCCCCAGCCGATGTTGTCAATCACTTCTCCGAACAGGTTAAGTTAATCTGGAACGTAGAGAACGTGGCGTTAACCCAACGGCCTAAGTTGGTTAGGGCTATGGACTTGTTCCGTATAGACAACGACACCAACGGTGAGATTGATAAATATCTTATTGATGCTTACATCTCGACAAAAAAGTTTGATAAGACTAAGTTATATAACCCAGAGGAAATCTTCTGGGGCTTTATAAACTGGGCTCCGACAAAGGTTGGCGAAGCCAAGCGTTCTGTAAAGGCAGAGGACCTAGATGCTGTTGCCGTTGCACGAGCGAAGAACCGAAAGCTGTTAGGGTTGGACTAATGTACAAAGTAGAAGAGCAAAAAGTTCGTCGTAAGATGTGGATTAAATCTTCCAACATCCCTAAGGCACGCCTTGGTTGGGAACTGGATGACTGCGTTGATACCGACCCAGAAGATATCGAACAGATACGTGGTTGGATTAGTTTGCTAGACCAAGGTGTTAACGTCAGAGCTTCTGGTAGCAGACACTGTGGCAAAGGTCTAATGATTGCGGGTAAGCCTGGCCGCGGTAAATCAACGGTGGCTGTTGCAACCATCCAAGATATCATGAGGCTATCGCCCCCGTCTGCCTTTGACGTAGAGGATGGGCTGACTCTTATACGTCCTTGTTACTTTATGACCTTTAATGATGTGCTTGCTTTATCAGGTCGCATGATGGATAGCCCGACAGACTGGGAGGAGGTCCTCTACTATGGTCTCTTAGGTGAGGCGCACGACTCCTACAACATCCGAGTCCTAGTGATTGATGACGTAGGCAAGGAGCACGCTAGCCTAAGTGGGTGGCAGAAGAACGTTTTGCATCATGTACTACGTACACGGTTCAATCTTGGACTGCCAACCATAGTAACCACTAACGTCAGTCTTGACGACTGGGGTAGTCTTTACGGCGATGCTACTGAGAGTTTTGCTAAGGAAGCATTTATGTATTTGCCAATGGTTACTAACAAAGGAGACCTACGAGAATGAGCAAGGTAATGGAAACTAAACTAGTACAAGTGTTTCTTAGTCAAACACAGTCACCTGGTCCTGGTATCTATGAAGTATCAGTGGACGATAGTAACAAGCTGTACTGCACCTGCCCTGGTTATCGTGGTCGCAATACTTGCAAGCATGTTAAGTTTGTAAGCGCACGCATCAAAGCAAACGGTGGCGATAATTATCCGTTAGAGTTTTCTAGCCGTGCGTCCAAAGACGATATAAGTAATGCCCGTTCATCAAAGGAAGCCTTTAGGGAGTTTGTAATAAACTTCGGCAAGATAGAAGTCTTTTAATGAAGAATGGGGATATCAGTAACGAACTCCCCAGAAGGATATTAGTTACCACAGACATTATTATGGATGTGGAGATGACAGTAAAGCGTAAGCTTTTAGTAATCCCATCCGTAAAAGTAAATAAAAAGTTTAGACGTGATGCTTTGTCCTATTTGTATATTTTTACAACTAGGGCTGGTTTTACCCTGGAACTTATATCCTTTGAGTTAGATAACGAAACTTTATCTGAAACTATGGATGCACTTGACAACATGGGTACTAACCCATTTAGATACTACACGGCGTATGAATCGGACAAACACTTGCTCAGCGAACTTCCCTATCGACCTGAAGTAGTTGGTGTAGTTGATGTAGACTCTCGCCTCTTACGTTACGGACACTGGGGAAGGACATTCGCTGACTTACAATGAACAACGAACTACGACTATTAAGTAAAGTATTAGAGAGCCGCGACCTCGCCCCATTATTCGACCGTGGTGTTAAAGACGCATGGTTTGTAGATGGTGAAGTAAAACGCGTATGGGTTTTTGTACGCGACCACTTCTCTAAGTATGCAGAGTGCCCAAGCCTTGAGGTAGTAACTCAAAACTTCCCATCATGGAAGCAGCACGAGTCCCCTGACGCCCTAGAGTATTTAATTGACAGCGTTGTTGCTACACGCCGTTCCTCTTCATTCTTAAAGATGTTGGAGTCTGCCGCTACTACATACGGCTCTACTAAAGACCACGAAGAAGGTCTACGTATAGTTCAAGCTGGCATCATTGGTTTAGAAGAAGATGGGCTAGGTAAGACTAGCGATGTAAACCTTATTGATGAACCACAAAAGCGTTGGGACGAGTACACCTTCCGTAAAAACAACCCAGGGTTACTTGGAACAGCAACAGGGTTCCCTAGTGTTGACCAGGTTACGGGTGGTCTACAGCCTGGTCAGTTGATTGTAATTGTTGCTCCACCTAAGACTGGTAAGTCAACTGTTGCTTTGCAGTTTGCACAGAACGTTCACCTACAGGACAAGTCAGTTATGTTCCAGTCATTTGAAATGAGTAACCACGAACAGCAGACTCGTTATGACGCTATGCGAGCGCGTATCTCACACTCACGTCTTATCAATGGTTTGCTAGATAACGAAGAAGAAGCACGGTATCAAGCAAAGCTTCGTTCTATGGAGAACATGCGTAAGCCATTCTGGTTAGTTGACTCAGCCAACGGCTCTACAGTCTCTGGTATATCTAGTAAGTTGTCGGTGCTACATCCAGACATCGTATTTATTGACGGTGTTTATTTAATGATTGACGAGCAGACTGGTGAAGCTAACACTCCACAGGCTATTACTAATATTACCCGCTCTCTAAAACGTATGGCTCAGAAGTACAAGGTGCCAGTTGTTATTACAACTCAGGTTCTTAACTGGAAGATGCGTAAAGGTCAAGTAACTGCTGACTCAATTGGTTACTCATCATCCTTCCACCAAGATGCTGACGTCATCTTTGGTCTACAGCGTGAAGATGAAAACGTAGACGACACTCGTATCTTGAAGGTGCTAGAAAGCCGTAACTCTGGACGTATGGAGATATCGCTTATCTGGGATTGGAGCACAGGTACTTTTAGAGAGATTGACGTAAATGACATCTAGCATTGAAGACACACTAGAATTTCTGGGTTTAAAGATTGTCTCTATTAGGAACAGCGAAATACAACTTAACTGCCCTGCTCACAAAGAACGTACGGGAAAAGAAGACAACAACCCATCCTTTTGGATTAACGGGGACACTGGTTTATTTATTTGTTTCTCTTGTGATTGGAAGGGTGGCCTACAGACTCTAGTTAGTTACTTAGGCGGTACTATCGATGCAACGATAGATGTAGATGTAACAGTGACTAGATTAGCTGCTCGTATAAAGCAATTAATTGAAGGCGAGAAACCTAAGCAAGAAGAGTACGCACCTATTCATGAGTCTATGCTTCACGCTTTCAGACAGGTACCCGACGATATTTCCCTGAGTAGAGGTTTATTACCTGAGGCAGTAGCTAAATATGGAGTGAAGTGGAACCATAATCAGAGCAACTGGATTATCCCTATAAGAGACCCGATTACTAATAAGCTTCTAGGATGGCAAGAGAAGGGCCACAAGACTAGGTTCTTTAGAAACACCACAGGTGTTAAAAAAAGCGAAGCCTTGTTTGGGTATGAACATTACAAAGGTGGAGACATGATTGTAGTTGAGTCTCCCTTAGATGTTATTCGCCTAGCTTCCCTAGGTATACAGGGTGCTGTTTCTACTTACGGTTGCGCCGTTTCACATACTCAGTGGAGCATGATTAGGGGAGCGACTAGACCTATATTTGCTTTAGACAATGACGACGCGGGCAGGTCTTGCACAGAAGAGTTAAGGTTTAAGGCTATGGATATTGGTATGTCTTCCTGGTTCTTTAACTATGCACAGACCGACCAAAAGGATGTAGGCGGGATGTCTCGCAAAGAGATTGAGTGGGGTTTGCAAAACGCAAGACACATACTAGGGTATATGCCATGAGCAGCAGTGCTAAGTGGATGGACGCAGGACCTCTGCGTGACTACCTAGAGAAGGTCTCAGCAGAAAATAAAGAGCGAGCTAAGTATTGTTCTTTCTGTGATAAACCTACTGCAGACCATTGGGAAGCCTTAAGGGGCTCACCTACTTTAATAAGAGCATGTAAAGAGTGTTGTCCAGAGGAGCATTAATGATTATCGGATTGACAGGCTACGCACAATCAGGAAAAGATTCTGTAGCTAATATTCTTGTTAGCAACTATGGGTATACCAGAGTGGCTTTTGCTGACCCTATTCGTGAACTTCTATATCAGATGAATCCCGCAGTTAAAGATGGCGGCTATAGAGTGCAAAGCACTGTTGATGCCTACGGTTGGGACGTTGCAAAGACCGCGTTTCCAGAGGTTCGTAATATGCTACAGAACTTAGGGGTTGGCGCTCGCAAAACTTTTGGGGACATGTTCTGGGTACAACAAGCGCTACGTCAGGTAAGCCCTGAGGGTAATTTTGTTATAACAGATGTTAGATACCCTAATGAAGCTAAGGCAATTAGGGAGTATGACAACTCACAGATTTGGCGCATAAAGCGCAGTGGAATTATCCCAGTAAATGCTCATGCATCAGAGACTGCAATGGATGAGGAAAGAGTTGACCAGATATTTGTTAATAATGGTACGCTTGAGGACCTTAAGGTTTTAATTAGTACAAGAATGAGGGCATACATATGATTATGGAATACGGGTCCTGGGTCCTTGCCGTTATAGGTGTCGGAGGAATCTACTTTGTTGGACGTAAAACTATCTGGGGCTGGCTAGTGCTTCTTTTTAACGAGGTTTTATGGATTGGTTACGCTCTAACTACTGACCAGTATGGCTTTATCTTCTCTGCTCTTGCCTACGCTCTTGTTTATATTAGGTCTTATATCCATTGGTCTAAAGATAGAGTTAACGAGATACCTCTGTGACATTTACTGGCACCCTACTACCCTACCAACCTGAAGCCGTCGACAAGATGTGCGAGCGCGGTAGGGTTTTGGTTGCCTACGACCTAGGACTAGGCAAGACTGTCCTAACCATCGCTGCCATAGAAAGGTTGATGGATAACAAGAAAGTAAAGGAGCCTGGTCTTATAATTTGTCTATCCTCATTGAAATATCAGTGGGCTGGACAGATTGAGAAATTTACAGGTGGAACTTCAAAGGCTTTGGTTATTGATGGAACGCCGAAGAAACGTGCAGAACAATACGCCGAAGCAATGGACTGGCGGAATACAGGGATTGATTACATTATCCTTAACTATGAGCAAGTTGTTAACGACTGGGATTCCATCAAAGACTTACCAAGAGGATTCGTTATCCTTGACGAAGCCACAGCCATCAAGTCCTTCAAATCCAAACGTTCCCGAGCAGTAAAGAAGTTAATCAATGCTCCATATAGATTTGCACTCACTGGTACTCCGATTGAAAATGGTAAGCCTGAAGAGCTGTATAGCATTATGCAGTTCGTTGACGCCAGCGTACTTGGTCGGTTTGATATCTTTGATGCTGCTTTTATCGTAAGAAACTCTTGGGGAGCACCCCAGTACTACCGCAACTTGTCGACCCTTCACACTAAGATGAAGGAGGCTTCTGTACGTAAAGCGCAGAAAGACCCAGACGTTGCCCCATACTTACCTGACACTATCCACAAAGACCCAGTAAAGATTGTCTTTGATAGAGCCTGCTCAAAACTATACACACGTATATCACAAGACTTGTTATCAGACCTTGACGAGGCTCAAGATTTATTTGGTTCTAACTTTAATATCATGGCTCACTATGGGATGGAGTCCCGTCGCGGTGGCCCTGAGGACGAGATGCGCGGTAAGATTATGTCTAAGATTGGAGCATTAAAGATGCTCTGTTCTCACCCCGAACTACTACGTAGTAGTGCAGCTAAGTTTAAACAAATGAATGGAGAGGGTTCTGCTTATGTCACTGAACTGGTTGATGGGGGTCTTCTTGATAGTGTTAATAACTCGCCTAAGCTTGACTATCTTACTCAGTACGTTAAAGACTTCTTGGAGCAGAATCAAGAAAACAAAGTAGTTATATTTGCTACCTATGTAGACATGCTTGACAAGATTGCCGCGGCTTTAGGGCCAGAGCAGTGCCGACTATACTCAGGGAAGTTAGATGCTAAGACTAAAGAAGATAACAAGGTTGCTTTTAATAATGACCCTACTGTTCGTGTTCTTATTTCTTCCGACGCTGGTGGTTACGGGGTAGACCTACCTGCAGCCAACATGTTGGTTAACTATGACCTGCCGTGGTCATCAGGCACAGCCACACAGCGTAACGGCCGTATTAAGAGGGCATCCTCAACCTGGCCCTCTATCGTAATTCAAGATATAGTTATCTCAGGGTCCGTTGAGGAACGTCAGTGGGAAGCCCTACAACAGAAGAGTTCTATTGCTAACGCCATCATGGATGGTGAAGGCGTAGATAATGATGAAACTAAGGTGTCAATGTCTGTAGGAAGCCTTAAGGCTTACCTCCAGTCATCTAACGTCTAATGCCCCATAGCTCAGTTGGCAGAGCATCGCACTGTTAATGCGAGTGTCCCTGGTTCGAGTCCAGGTGGGGCAGCGATGCGGTTGTAGCTCAGTTGGTAGAGCGGCACCTTGCCAAGGTGCAGGTCGCGAGTTCGAGCCTCGTCAACCGCTCCAATCTCCCTTCGTCTAATTGGCAAGACTGCGGATTCTGGTTCCGCCTATCGAGGTTCGAGTCCTTGGGGGAGAGCTTTACACCCAACGATTATCGTTGGGCATGTACACTTATAGGATGCCTAACTCGCCTAAGACCCCTACGCGTACTATCCGCGTATCAGACCAGCTGTGGACAGCGGTCCAGAAGAAAGCTGCAGCTGACAAGGTTACAGTAACCAGCATTATTATCGAAGCCCTTGAAGATTATATTAAAGTAGATAATTAAATGGGGAAGCACAACGATAAGATTGCTAAGGCTCTAGCTCAACGCCAGGCAGCTACACCAAACGGCTCAGGCTACAAGAAGCCAGGTTCTATGAACAAGAAGAAGACTGGCTACCGCGGCGTAAAAGCCAATAACGCAAAGTAACTTGACAGCCATCTAGTCATCCATTAAGTTTTACCTAACAGCTAAACGTTAGGAAACTTATGAACACAGATGCCGTCAAAGAAGATATACGCCAGTTCAAGGCGTTAAAAGATAATGTAGAACTGCTGACAAAACGTCAGACAGAAATTAAAAAAAGACTCACAGAGTGTATCGATGAGTTCGGTACTGAAGACGAGCGCGGACACATTGTTCTTGCAGTAGAAGATGCAGAACAGATTATGAAACAGAAGCGCGTAATTAAAAACCTAGATATCAATGCAGCAGAGATTATCCTTAATAAAAAGGGTATTAAAGACACATGCATTAAGATGGTTCCAACATTAGATGAGTCAGCAATTATGGCTGCATTTTATAACGGACACCTTACTGAAGAAGATATCGATACAATGTTCCCACAAAAAGTTTCTTACGCATTTATTGTAGGTAAGAGCAGTGGACGAGATTGATAACCTATTCTCTGACTTAGACACTTACTATCCAGGTAGTAAGAGAAAACGTAGAGAGACAAAACCAAAAAATAAACGCACAGTAAAAGATGGTTCCGATTGGACATCCACTGTTGTGTTTAGAAAACTCCCGTCGGGAGAACTACACGAGTTTTATCAGGTAGGTGCTTTGGCACAGGCATTGGGTAGACCTCTTGTAACAATCCGTTACTGGATTAAACAAGAGTACATACCTCAGGCTCCATATCGCCTGTCTGATAAAGAAACAAAAAATGGCGAAAAGATGAGAGGGCGTAGGTTATACTCACGTGCTCAAATCGAGGCAATAGTTGAGCTGTTTGGAAAGGCTGGACTCCTAGATAAAACTAGGATACAATGGCCTAACCAGCAATTGACTAACGCAATAGCTGAGGCTTGGGAGAACATAAAGTCTGCCGAGCTTAACCGATGAATCAAACGAAACTAAGGAGAAATGCCATATGGCAATCGACCGTACCGACGAGTACATGCCAGTAACAGACGCGTTTTCAACAACAGCTGTTGATGACCGTCCAGCAACACCAAGCAGCAATGCAGTTCAATCAGGTTGGGCAGCAGCAGAACAGCTGACAACCGCATCAGGTGACTTCCCAACTGAGTTTAAGTTCAGTGATGGCGAGTTCACCGTTATCAAGTTCATTGACCAAACTGGTCCTTTCGCTATCTACAAGCAACACTTCCTACAACAGAAGACTGTTGGCAAGAAGTCGTACGTCTCACTTGGACCTAACGACCCACTGTGCACAAAGCTCGGAAGCAAGCCTGAAGACAAGCGTGCTTTCACCATCGCAGTTATCACCCCGTCAGGCGTAGTACGTCAGATGTTGGTTGCAAGTCCACGTCTATATAAGACCCTACACTCAGCAGAGTTTTCCCCACAGGGACCTTTGACTAAGAACTACTGGGCTATTAGCCGTACTGGAAAGATGCAACAGACTGTCTACCATCTACAGGCAATCAAGTCTCGCGACCTTGCGGAAGACTGGGGCATTGACCCAGCTTTTGCTGAGGCAGAAGTGGCAAAGATTGAGCCTTACACACGCTCCATTATTAAGGAGCACTCATGGGAAGAGCTAGAAGAAATCGCTAATTCCCTTCTTTAATCAATAGTGTTAGGCTGGGGGCAACACGTGCTAAGACCCCCAGCCTTCACTTATTTTTAGGATGCGATGAATATAATAACTACTAAAGAGCAACTCAATGAGATGGTTGCCTATTATCTAAAACAAGATGCCTTTGCTTTTGACTGTGAAACTGTTGGACCCCGTAGAGGTGTGTCCGTTGTTAATGAGATTATGTGGCTTAGCTTTGCTACATATGGTCGCGGTGATGTTATTCCTTTAGGTCACCCAAACGGTGAACTGGCTGAAGTTATTAAACCCCTTACTGGACAGGGCGCTAAGAAAGCTGAAAAAGGCTTAAAACTTAACGACGTAGACTACTCAAAGAACAAGAAGTTACACACTCACGTCTTTACAGAACCGCCTAAACAACTACATCCAGCAGAGGTGTTTTCTGCATTACGTCCTTTATTTTTTAGTGACATGCTAAAGGTTGGTCATAACCTAGTGTTTGACCTTTGTTCTATAACTAAATATTTTGATGGTCAGGTTCCTAGCGCACCTTACTTTGATACTATGGTTGGTTCTTTTATTTATGATAATCGTAATAAAAATCGCTGCGGTCTAGACGACTGCCTAAAGCGAGAGCTTGGGTATGAGATGGAGAAGGGCGTAGGCGCTGAGGTAGAGGTTCACCCTTTCAGTGTTGTTGCCAAGTACGCATACTTAGATGCTAAATACACCTTTATGTTATGGAAGGTTGTTAAAGAGAAGATTGCAAAAGCTGGCGTAGAAAACATCATGGCATTAGAGATGGACGTTCTACGAGTGCTGTGTGATATGAAACTTGCTGGAGCACCTATTGACCAGGAGGCTTTGGCCTCACTGCACGTGCAGTTAGAGGCAGACATTGAGAAAGCAAGAGAAGATATTTATAGAACTGCTGGCGTTGTATTTAATATTAACTCCAACAGAGAGAAGCAGTACCTCTTGTATTCCCCACAGCCTTCAGGTCGTGGGTTAAAACCAAAGATTTATACAGGTAAAGGCATTAAGAAAGAAGCAGAGGGTAAAGAGTTAACCGTAGAGGATTACTCTGTATCAGCCGAAGCACTTGAACCGTATAGAGATAAGGACCCACTTGTTAAGGCAATGCTTGAGTACGCAGACCTTAATAAGTTGTTAACTACATACGTAATTCCATACCTAGGAGGCGAAGTTGTTAGAACTACAGGCGGTAAATCAAAGGTCGAGTATAGAGATAGTCTCCTCGTCAACGGTAAAGTACACGGTGACTTCATCCAGCACGGAGCGGAGACAGGAAGATTCTCGAGTCGTAACCCTAACCTACAGAACGTCCCCAACCCAGCCACCGCGCATGGTAAAGCTATCCGAAACCTCTTCTACGCTCCAGAAGGTTACAAGCTGGTAGTTGCTGACTACTCACAGATTGAGCCTAGGGTGATTGCGTCTATGTCTAATGACCCTATTATGAAGAAGAACTACCTAGATGGTGGCGATATTTATACAACCGTTGGTGATGTGATGGGTGTTAATCGTGCTGCGGGTAAAGTGCTTGTTCTTTCTATGGCGTACGGCGTAGGTCCAGACAAGATTGCTCGCTCTATTGGGTGTTCTATAACTGAGGCTAGAGGTTTGTTAAGTAACTTTGGTGAGAAGTTCCAGAACGTCAGTGCTTATCGAGCCAAGGTTATCGGCGTTACTAGGAAGGCTGGATTTGTATCCACCGTCTTAGGTCGTAAGCGTTACCTACCAGAGATAAACAGCAGAAACATAGGCGAGCGTGCTGGTGCTGAGCGTCAGGCGTTCAATACCCGTATCCAAGGGTCTGCTGCAGACATCATGAAGCTTGCTATGATTAGAGCGCATGATTTAATACCAGAAGGCGCCAGCCTCCTTCTCACTGTTCATGATGAGTTGGTGACTATAGCTCCTGATAACTTAGTTGAAGAGACTAGAGAGGCAATTAGAGAAGCTATGGAAGGCATCAATTTATTGGATATCCCGCTTATCGCGGACATTGCAGTTGTTCAAAGATGGGGAGAGGCTAAATGAGTTTTCTTGGTAGGTGGTTTAATAAACGTGACGAACAGTTTGATGTTGAGTACTTTAAGAAAGACATCCCCCTAAGCACTATTGCTAGGTGGTATGTATATGACACTGAACTAGGCGAGCCTAATGATGTCGTAGAGTTCATCGGCCTTAATAGGGCTAGCGCTGAAGGTGACGAGAAAGAGCGTGAAGATAGCGATACTCGTTTAGATAATATTGAGTACCTGCTACCTTACCTACACGCTATTGCTGACGTAGCAGCAGACGTTATTACTGGGGTACAGGTTGATGAGATTGTAAAGAAGAACCCCAGCGATAAAGAAGAGATTGAGCGTGAGTTAGATACTATGCGGGTGTTGTATAAAGTTGTTAGTTTATCCGCTATTATTGGGGCCTTCGCTTCTGCTATGGAGATTGGCTTAATTGAGCCAGGGGAAATACAGGAAGCGGAATGGGAGAAAAGGATATTAGATGAGCAGTAATTGGTGGGCAAATAAGTTAGGTACGCCAGCACCTCAACAGCCACAACGACAAGGTGTTGTACAACCTCAACCAGCAACATACGTTCAGTCACCGCAGCCACAGTATCCACCGACGCAACAAGCGACGCCTCAAGCAGAGCGCTGTCCTGGTTGCGGTAGCAATAACTACGGTGGGGCTACTCCAGAATCTAGAAAACGATGTTACGATTGCGGATATCCAATAGTCCAATCAGGTAGTGGCATGGGTAGAGGCATTGTCTCAGGACAGCAAAGTGCAGGTGCCCCACAACCAGCTAAACAAGTAAATGCAGGCGGATGGAATCCAACAACAATTATCGGAAAGATTGAATAATGAAAAATGCAGAACTAATTAAAACTATTGCCAGCATTAACAAAAAGTATGGAGACGGAACTGTTGTATTAGGTTCAGACATTATTGAACAGCCGCCTCGATTTACATCAGGCTCTTTAGCCTTAGACGTGTCGCTTGGTGGTGGGTGGCCTGCTAACCAGTGGCACGAACTAATTGGAGAGGCCAGCAACGGAAAGACTGCTATTGCATTAAAGACTGTGGCGGCAAACCAAAAAGCAAACCCAGAATTTACTACGGTATGGGTTGCTGCTGAGCAGTGGGTAGATAGCTATGCAACTATGTGTGGAGTAGATACTTCACGAGTCTACGTAGTATCAACTAATATTATGGAGGAAGCTTATGAAGCCGTTATCCAACTTACAGAAAGTAGAGCGGTCGATTGTATTGTTCTTGATTCGCTACCTGCCTTGGTCCCTACAGCAGAGGACGATAAGGAGATGGAGGAATCTACTGTAGGTCGCGGAGCCCTCCTTACTAACAAGTTCTTCCGTAAGGTAGGCAAGGCATCTAAGCGCTCCCTTGTAGAGGAAGAGCGCCCATTTATCGGCATTATTATCAACCAGTGGCGTTCAAAGATTGGGGTCATGTACGGCGACCCTCGTACTACCCCAGGCGGTCTAGGCAAGGACTATGCCTTCTTTACCCGCTGTGAAGTGCGTAGAGACGAGTGGATTGAGGCTGGTACAGGGCAAGAAAAGCGCCGTATTGGTCAGTCAATTAAGGTCCGTGTATTAAAAAACAAGTCCGCAGCCCCTTCACAAGTATCTGTCTTTGACTTCTACTTCGCCGATGGTGGCCACATCCCAGCAGGTGAGATTGATTTTGCCAAAGAGATTATGGCTATGGGTATCCTTAATAAGGTCATTAAGCGCACTGGCGCCTACTACAACTATGGGGATAGAAAATGGATGGGACAAGATGCTATGCTTAGCGCTATACGGGAAGAGATTGACCTTAAGGAACTGCTTGAGCGCGACGTACTAGATGCCCTACGGGCAGGTTCTAAGTTCGTAGCCGATGAGGAGTAAGGGCCAAAAGGAATCTAAGAAGCACGAGGAGCGATTGGCAAAGCTTGTTGGTGGTCAGCGTAGTGCTGCCAGTGGCGCGTTTTGGAGTCGTAAGGGTGATGTTAGGTCTAAGGACTTGTTAATAGAACACAAGTGGACTGGCAAAACTCAGGTAACTGTCAAGGCAGCAGTACTAGAAAAGATTGTTAACGAAGCCATCGTTGACAGTCGGACTCCCGTCCTCGGTTTCAGTTTAAACAATAATAATTACGTATTGCTTACTGAAGATGACTTTCTGGAAATGCGCCAGAATATTCAGGAGCATAATTGTTCAACGACGCAGGGCACGTAGAGGGCTGGCGACACAACGCTAAGTGTCGTGGTTTGGATACGGAACTTTGGTTCCCCCCACGTGACAAAACTAAATATAGAAAAATAGCAGAAGTATCTAAAGGCGTATGCTTTGGTAAAGATGGTTTACCAGAGTGCCCTGTACGCAGGGAGTGTCTACTTTACTCTGACCAGATGGATGAACAGCATGGTATCTGGGGTGGCCTTAGCCACCGCGAACGTAATGCACTAAAACGTAAACTAAAAAAAGATGGAACAACTTTAAAGGAACACCTATTTGATGATAAGGTCTAGGGATGAAAGCATCGAAACCACAAGAAGTAACAGGGGCACTAAAGGCGTTTGTCAACGTGTCTAGAAAAAAAACACGCGTAATAGGTTCCTTGGAAAGACATTTAATATCAAGGCCTAAAGACCAAAGCCGTCGTACCGATGTGCTTCATCCCTCTGACATGGTTAAAAAAGAGTGGTGCCACAGAGCTTCTTACTACCATTTAATGGGTAAGGCACCAGTATCTAATCGCACTATGACTTTGCGTACAGCATCTATCTTTGCCGAAGGTCACGCTATCCACGCTAAGTGGCAGAAGTGGTTCCAGGAAATGGGAACGCTGTACGGTAAGTGGTACTGCATTGAGTGTGGAGAGATGTTCTGGGGCGGTTCAGATTGCCACGAGGGCCCATTAGATTATCGAGAAGTCCCACTGTTTTATGAGCCGTTGAGAATCTATGGTCACTCAGATGGCCTACTCGTAAACCTGGGCGAGCCATTGATGCTAGAGATTAAGTCTATTGGCGCTGGAACTATCCGTTGGGAAGACCCGTCGTTGTTCATGGAACACAACGGAGACCTAGACAAGATGTTTGCAGCAATTAAGGCTCCGTTTGAGTCTCACATTAATCAGGTGCAGATATACATGAAGCTTGCAGAATTACTTAACCTAGAGTATGTTCCGCAAGAGGCCGTAATCATCTACGAGAACAAGGCATCACAAGAACCTAAAGAGTTCGTGATACCAAAGAGTGATTTCTCGATTGCACCGTTGTTTGAGGCAGCTGCTAAGATTGTAGAAGCAGTGAAGAATCAAACACCACCAGCGTGCAATATTGATGGTTGGGGTAATTGCGAGCGATGCGGAGGATACAATGACTGAACTATCGGCTACAGGTATAAGCGAACAAGTATTAAAACAACTAGAAGAGCAGGGCTTACCTTTTAAGCGCTCGCTTAAACTAGAATTGCCAGACTTCCCCAGTGATATCACATTAGTAGATGACACTGAGCTTATGGGTATGGCAAGCAAGTACATTGAGAACATGAACTTTCTTCGTACTCAAGCTGCTTGCGCTGAGTTGGCTGAGATGGAGGCCGAGGCTTTCTACAGCGAGGCTGTAAATGCTGGGCTACTATCCAAGACCTCAGGCAAAGCTTCAGAAAAGGCCACGTTACTTAGAGCTCAAGTAGAAGCAGAGCCAGAGGTTAAGGCCCTTTCAGATGCATACTCCTATGCCCGTGCCTATCACAAGATGGTTCGCACCTACCTAGATAACATTGAGCGGTACTACTCACTGACTAGCCGTGAACTAACACGTAGAACATCTAGCGGTCGTATTACTGGGTTTAACAGGTATGCCCCTTAAAAAAATTGAAGGAGGCCTGGACCTGACTGACAGTAGCCCAGTCTACTTAGGTATAGACCAGTCCTTTACAGGATTTGCTATGTGTGCGTATAAAGACAATACGTATTACGCAGAGGTATACAAATCAACTAACAAAGGAATGCCACGTATGTTAGATATACGGGCGTTTATTCGTGATTGGATATCTAGGGTAGAAATCCTTGATGTAGCCATGGAAGGCTACGCAATGGGCGCCAAGGGCAAGGTATTCCATCTAGGAGAGCTTGGTGGCCTAGTTAAGATGGAGTTGGCAGATATTGACAAGTACCCACTGATAATCCCACCTACTACGCTAAAGAAGTACGTGACTGGCGCTGGTTCAGGTCAGAAGAACCAGATGATTCTGCATACCTACAAAAAGTGGGGGCAAACTTTTACCGACGACAACGCCTGCGATGCGTATGGGCTTGCGCGGCTATGCTCAGGGGATGGTACGCTTGCGTATGAAAAGGCTGTCTACCAACAAGTACAGAGCCCAGACTATCGGGAGATTTAAATGCCAAAATACGATTTTACATGTATGAAGTGCGACCGCACAGTAGAGATGCATTTTGCATTTGATGCTACACAACGGCCTGTTTGCGAAAGCTGTGGAGAATTTATGGTTAAGTCGTATACACCACCATCTGTGCAGTTTAAAGGCGGGGGCTGGGGAGGCCAAGGATGAGTAAGACACAAGATAAAAGAGAAAGAGTAAAGGCTGAACAGAAAGCCTTTATTAAACAACGCCGTCTTCAACAGTTATTGGCTTTAGAGGCTCAATTTAATTACGGATTAAAGTTGTACGAAGATAACAAAGATAAACTTTCTGCAGAAGAGATTGAACAGATGGAAGCGGAAAAGAAGATGTTTGAGGAAACCTTGTTTAAATTTAAAAAGGAGCACGGCCTTGCCGAAGAACCACAAGAATAAGGACTTACTACAAGACGGGTGGATGACCGTCGATGAATTTGTTGATTCCTTAATCCCAGGTCTTAGGGAGTACCTAAAGCATAATTGGGGCAATCAGGGAGATGACCGTTTAAACCACCCAGAGGACCTGTTTACAAATGCCTCAATCTATTTAGATGTAGCCTGCCATGTATCCCGAGACTTTATAAATTGCAGACATGTCAAAGAGCATTAGAGAGCTAAAACCCGATTTTACGGGGAGTATGGCCTATGAAAACCAAATTTTACATGAGTGCCCTGTCTGCGAGTCGGGTCTTTGGAACATAAAAGCCAGCTTTCAGGACTATGAGATATCCCAATATTTACTGGATATGGAGTGCTCTATCTGTGGGACCTACGCCAAGGCTCCTACCCCTTTAGACAGACCAAATCTAATTTAAAATACATAATAGATACTCCAATAACAAGTATCACTAATAGGAGTATTAAATGTCAGAAGAACAGAAAGACGACCAGGTTCTACGCGTAAGCGCTGGGTCTAATCCACAAGCTGTAGCATCCGCCATCGCTCATAGTATCTATGAGACTCGTGCCTGCAAGATTCGTGCGGTAGGAGCTGGAGCTATCAACCAGGCCGTAAAGGCCATCGCCATTGCCCGTGGGTACACAGCCCCTAGAGGCATGGATTTAATCTGTATTCCAGGGTTTACCAGCATTGAAAGCCACGACGGCCAGATATCTGCCATCGTATTTGATGTCAGCGCACGTTAACCCTGTATTTCCCAAGTAAATACCTTACCCTTTTTATACCTTCGGCCAAAGGATTGTAAATGACAAAAGATACATCAAAGAACTCGGCGCCCCTAGCTCCGACTTCATCCTCCGCATCTAATGCGACGGGCGCAAAGCCAGCTAAAGTAGCTAAAGCCTTAAAAGGCACATTAGTTAAGAAGACTGGCAACGCCAAGGGAGCAACTGACCCATACAAGCAAGCAAAGCCTTCTCGCAGCTTCGTAACTGCGACTGGTGGAGCTCGCTACGGTATTAAGGTCAACTTCCAGAAGACAACTGCACCAGAAGCAACATCCACCCAGGCAAATGGGCGTATCATTGCTCCTGCTGTGAATCGTGTAAAGCCAAACTTCTCTGATGGTACGGCTGACCACAACTAAAACTAAATAGCGCAAAGGCCCCCGTAACTGGGGGCCTTTGGCATTTCATCTGCAAGTAAATGTACCTTTTCTTGCATATGAAATAGGTAAATGGAATATATTCTAATTTAGATTGTTGTATACTATAGTTGACCGCTCACTCGGAGGGTCACAAAAAGTTATATCGTCTAAGGAGATATATTATGGCTTCAGGCATCAATGGCGGCTACCCTAAGGGTTCACCTCACGAACAGTGGGATATACAAAAGCCGAAAGTAGTTCAACAGTATCAAACACTAAAACCAACCATCCAAGACCCATTTTCAGCGTTGCAGAATATGCTTGCACCGTGGACTTTTGGGTTTGACCGTCAACTAGATATGTTTAAAGAGCTAGAAGACGCACGTATTAAAAGCACCTATCCACCCTACAATATTAAGCATCTGCCCGATGATAAGGCGCAGATTGAGCTTGCTATTGCGGGGTTCAAGAAGGATGATGTTAAGATTACGTACAAAGAGAACATCATCACCGTTGAGGGCAACCGCGGGGAAGACGACGCTGAATACGCATACAAGGGTATTGCAGCACGTAACTTCGTACAGAAGTTTGCCATCGCAGATGATGTTGTCGTAGGAGATGCAAAGCTTGAGGATGGTTTCCTAACCATTTCGCTAGAGCGTATCATCCCCGAAGAGAAGAAAGAAAAAGCAGTTAAAATTAAGTAGGACTATAACCCAGGTTATAGTGCGACTCCACTGACGTCCACTGACGTCCACCTTGCAATCACGATAACAAGGTCAAACACCCACGATAAAAATCGTGGGTGTTTTGCTATACAAACACCTTATGTGTGATAGGCTATTGGACGGAATCATCCTTTAATCAGAGAGAGGTCACATGCCAAAGGATACGTTAGGGTCTATATTAGACGGGTTTATTGCTGATGCAAAACTACCAAAAAAATGTAAGACACAGAAGTGGGTAAACACACTATCTAAAGACGACCAAGAAAAATTTAACAGCTTAAAAAATGAAAATAGAAGCGTAGATATTAAGAACCTATTTGAAGCATTGCAAGAAGCAGGTGTTAACTTACCTATGGGACTTACTGCCTTTCGCTCACACTTTAAGGAGTACTGCACATGCCAGAAGTAAATGAAACGTTATCATCCATATTTGATAGGGTTGCTATTAAGTCTAAAACTGATTGGTCATGGCCACCAATACAGCAAGCAAAACCAACAGTAATTAAGCCCGCTACTTATAAAGAGCGCAAGGGTAAAAAAGATGGACGATTAATCATGTTCGTTCCAGACCCGCAGATTGGGTACCGTAAATACGAAGACGGAACAATGGACCCATTCCATGATGAAGCGGCAATTGAGGTTCATTTTCAACTACTAGCGTACTTGGAAGAGAAGTACGGTGTAGATGAGATTATTCACCTAGGTGATTACCTAGACCTACCAACAATGGGTAAGTACGCACAGGAAGAAATGTTTGCACACACTGTGCAGCCAGCACTTGACTACGGTCATCAGCTATTGGCTAAGCAACGCGCCACCTGTCCAGATGCAAAGATTACTTTGCTAGAAGGAAACCACGACTGTCGTATGCAGCGTTATGTAGTAATGAACGCCATGGCATCAAAAGGTATTAAACGAGCCAACGCCACCCCAGATGAGTGGCCTGTAATGTCTATTCAATACCTACTCCGTCTTGAAGAACTTAATGTTAACTACGTGGGTGCCTACCCAGCGGGCGAGTACTGGATTACTCCACACCTTCGCGCTATCCACGGAACCACTGTCCGTTCTAATGGTTCAACAGCTTCAGCGTATGTAAACAAGAATCCACACGTTTCTACAGTATTTGGTCACGCACACCGTCAGGAACTTCAGTACAAGACTGTGGCTAATGGCGACGGTCCTATCCGTTCAGTGTCAGGTTCCCCAGGTTGCTTATGCCGTGTAGACGGAGCAGTTCCTTCCTATGGTTCTGGGTTAAACGACAACGGTCGTCCAGTAAAGCACTGGGAAGACTGGCAACAGGGCGTTATGATTGGCTGGGTAAGACCAGACGATTCCTTCACTTTGCAGCCCATCCACATTATGGATGGCTGGACACTGTACGAGGGCCACGAGTTTAAGGCGTCCAACTAACAGACTAGGCGTATCATTTAGGTATGCCTAATCCACATCAAAATACACAGAACCTGGGCGCCAGTGGTTTATACGGTACGTATACCAACTACGGTGGCGGCGGTGTTCCTGTTGCTCGTAATGAGCTTGATGAACTTCGATTAGGTGTAGGTCGAACACCACAAGCAGAATATCCAGATGGATACCTGGGCACTATCCGCACACGTCGTGATGACCGCGGTCGCCCTAACGGAGCTTCTGAAAATGTGCTCGACTCACTTAAAGTTAGAATAGGCCAGCGTTCATACCAACGTGGCGTTCACAAAGGTGAGCGCATTGACCAACAGGGTTATTACTATCCAGCTGGTCTTGAACCACATTCTGGCATTATGCGTCAAATGAATGCTGTTAAAGAAGGCAACGTTTACAGAAGTCCTCGCCACGTATTTATGGCAGACATCGCGCCAGCACCGCATCTACCTAATGATGGTAAGGCTGGCCCAACTGTAAAGAGCGATTCACCAATGTATGTAAACAATGCACGCCAAGACCAAATGGCACGCATGCGACCACAGTGGAAGTAAAAAATGCCAGGTAAATATTCAGACGGTACCTACGGTCGCAGACCGTGGACTAACGATGGGCGCAAGCCTTATCACACACCAGAAGAGGCCGCGTTTCCTCCACAAGAATACCTTGGACCTTTTCAGTCTAATCAAGACCGCTTACTTAACCAGGCGCTCGCTACTTGGACTATGAGTGGCGCAGAACTACAGGAATACGTACGACCAAATTTGCCACAGATTAACCTATTTCCAGACAGATATGGCTATACTGATGTAGAGTTAGGTCTAGAAGATATTGTTCGTATGCCAAGAGGCAAAGAGCAGCGTGTAGAGTCTGACTTTAGTCAGACCCCTAATACTACCCAGTCTACGAGCCGCAACACGTTAGGAAACGTATGAGCAAAGACCCAGGATTATTCACTGATAGCACAGGCGAAGGCATGGCTGGGGCTACAGATGTACGCCTTGAGACCATTTATAACGGTACTAAGGCCTGTAAAGCCTGTGGTTCTCACATGAATCCAGTAGAATCGTTACGAGACCAGGACGTTTGCCCTAAGTGCAACCGTATCAAGGCCTCAAGACTAGTAAAAGGACGGATGGCATAATGGCAACTAAC